CAAAGGCTTCCAGCGTAACACAATCGCTAGAGACCTTGTAATGAAGAGAACCTTACAAAACGGTAAGAGTTTACAGTTCATCTACACCGGTAGAACAACAGCCGAGTATCATACTCCCGGCAACAGCATACTAGGTAACTCCGACGGAGCACCTCCAGTAGCTGAAAAGACAATTACATGCGATGACTTATTAATCTCAAGTGCATTTGTCTATGAGCTAGACGAGACACTAGCACACTACGACCTACGTGGTGAAATATCCAAGAAGATCGGATATGCTCTTGCTGAAAAGTACGACAGAAAGATCTTCAGAGCTATCACTAAGGCAGCTAGAAAAGCTAGCCCAATTACAAAGACTAACTTTGTAGAGCCCGGTGGAACTCAAATCAAAGTTGGTGCAGCAGGCACTAACGCTGACCAAGCTTACACAGCTGCTTCACTAATCAACGCTTTCTACGATGCAGCTGCTGCACTAGATGAGAAAGGAGTTTCTGGTGAAGGTAGAGTGGGTGTACTTAACCCAAGACAGTACTACGAACTTATCCAAGAGACAGGATCTAACGGTCTTATCAACAGAGACGAGACAGGTGACGCATTACAAACAGGTAATGGCATCGTTGAAATCGCTGGAATCAAGATCTTCAAGTCAATGAACATTCCTTTCTTTGGCAAGTTTGGTACTAAGTACGGAGCTGTATCAGGTACAGCACCCGGTGTAACAGACCCCGGAAACACAGGCGACTTCGTAGGAGAGTCAATGGGTGACGATCATAACGTTACTGTTAACGACTACGGACAAGAAGCTAAGTTCAACAACTCATGTGGACTAATCTTCCAGAAGGAAGCTGCTGGAGTTGTAGAAGCAATCGGACCACAAGTTCAAGTAACAAGTGGAGACATCTCAGTGGTTTACCAAGGTGATGTAATCCTCGGAAGACTTGCTATGGGTGCAGACTTCTTAAACCCAGCTGCTGCTGTAGAATTGTACGCTGGTACAAACACAGCACCAACAGCATTTGGTTAATTTTTATTTTTATACGGGGGCTTCGGCTCCCCTTTTTTCTTATGGCAACCACAACTATTGACCTCGATACAGAACTATCCGCAGTAAACAATATACTGGGGGCTATAGGTCAATCACCTTTAACAACTTTAAACTTTGATAACCCAGAAATATCATTTATATACAATCTACTCCGTGATGCCAACGTAGACACGCAGGCAGAGGGGTGGCATTTTAACACAGAGAAGCATGTAGAATTTTCACCAGACACTAATGGTAAAATAGCTATAGGTGATGATATATTATCTATGGATCTTAATGATAACCAAGCACGTAGAACATTTAATTTAGTACGTCGTAATGGATTTCTATACGACAAGCAAGATCATACTGATGTTTTTACAAGCAACATCCATCTTGATATTGTAAGGTTATATCTCTTTGAAGATTTACCAATAGTATTTAGACGATTTATTACATATAGAGCATCTGCCGCAGCAGCAACACAGCTAGTTGCAAACCCTAATCTAGTTAGATTATTAGGTAATCAGGCTGGTTTAGCCAGAGCAGCTCTACAAGAGTATGAGTGCAACCAAGGAGATCACAGCATGTTTGGATTTCCTGATGACACTGCATACCAAACATATCAACCTTGGAAAAACCTTAGACGATAATGGCAAGCGTAACTCAAACTATCCCTCAGTTCTCATTGGGTATGTCAGAACAGCCTGACAACCTAAAGTTCCCCGGCCAAGTAACAGAAATAGTAAACGCTATACCAGACGTTACCAGAGGACTATTTAAAAGACCGGGTGCAAAACGAATAGGAACCAGTCCACTAGCTAATGTACAGAGTGGTGGGTCTTGGTTTCATTACTTTCGTGACGAGACAGAAGGATCTTATATTGGACAAGTAGCAGCTGATGGTCAAGTCAGAGTATGGCGTTGTAGTGACGGTACACAGATGACTACAGCTTATGGTACAGGTGGTCAGACTGCTATACAAAACTACCTAGCTACAAGTACACCAGAAAACCTACAGTTTTTAACAATCAATGACACTACATTTGTAAGCAGTCGTGATACTACTAACTCTAATACTTTAGTAGGTGAAACTGGTACATCACTAGCTAGACCAGATGCACACTTTGCAATGCTGGAATTATTACGAACAGAAAACGGAAGACAATATGGTGTGGATGTATTTAGAACCGCTGATGTCACAACTCTTACTCGTGCTACACGTATTAAAATATCAGCTGATACTTTATATGAAGGCGATGGGTCAGGTTCCTGTCCCGGAATCGGTACACAAGTATTTAGTGTGGACTCAGGTTCAAAGAAAAACTTAATATTTAGAATTAATACTTTAGGTCAGCAAGGTGTAAGCCCTAACTATCAAGATCAAAATAATAGTTCTGGACCAGACGGTGACAATTACCAGTGCAGCTACCAAAGAGAAATAGTATTACTCCATGGTGGTGAAGGTTGGGTTGTAGGTGACACAGTTACTGTAACTCTAGACTCTGCTAAAGGTGGAGGTGGTACTAAAGCACAATCTAACTCAGGAACTAATGCCACATATACCGTACGTGTAGAAGAAATAGAAACTACTCAGGTAAACGCTACAATTAGTAGTAATGGTGATGGTCTCATACGTCCAGAGCCTACACCTTTTGATGCTCAAACAGCGGTTACAGCTGACACTATTATTGGTGGTATTATATCAGAGCTACCTAGCGGTGTAAATGGTAAACAAATAGGTAACGGTATCTATTTATCTAGCTCTAACTCTTTTACTGTTAACATAGTAGAGAATGATCTAATGAGAGTCATGCAAGGTTCAGTTAATGACGTACAAAATTTACCGAACCAATGTAAACATGGCTATATAGTTAAAATATCTAATGCCTTACGATCAGAGGAGGATGACTACTACCTAAAATTTGAAGGTCAAAATGATAAAGATGGTAGTGGATCTTGGACAGAGTGTGCTTTACCGGGAATAACCACAACCCTCACTAACATGCCTTTGGTTATACAGCGTACAGGTACAACCACATTTACTGTAAAACAGTTTACATATGGTATAAGAGATGTAGGTGATACATTTACAAACCCTATGCCATCATTTGTAGGTAAGCGTATAAACAAAGTACTATTCTTTCGTAACCGACTAGCCTTTTTAGCAGGCGAAAATGTTGTTACATCTAGACCGGGTACGCTAGGAGAACCTAACTTCTTTATAGAAACAGCTTTAACAGTATCAGTAGCTGACCCTGTGGATATATCAGCTGCATCTATGTTTCCATCTGATCTATTTGATGGTATAGAAATTAATGCTGGTTTACTTATATTTAGTACAAACCAACAGTTTTTACTTGCATCAGATGATACAGTTTTTAACCCTGACACAGCTAAACTGAGAAGCATATCTACATTTAATTATAATGAAAATATGCCACCTATCTCTCTTGGAACTACAGTAGCTTATATAGATAACTCTGGTAAGTTTAGTAGATTCAACGAGATGGCTAATACAGCACGAGAAGGAGAACCTAATATTATAGAGGTTAGTAAGGTTGTCCCGACACTACTACCTAAAGATATAGACCTAGTAACTAACTCTAGAGAAAACGCTATTGTGTTAATAGGTAAGACAGGAACAGACGATGTGTTTGGTTATAAATATTTCCAGACAGCAGATAAACGAGTACAGGCTGCATGGTTTAAATGGAAACTAAATAATCCATTAACTTATCATTTTATTATTAATGATGAATATTTCTTTTTAGATAGTGATTACTATTTACAAAGCATCAAGCTAGTACAGACTGACTCAGATCCGTCTATTGTACAAGATACCGTTGACTTCTTATTACATGTAGATAATCATACTACTGTAAGCGGTGGCAGTTATAGTGCAGCTACAAACCTAACTACCTTTTCTAGTGTCAGTTGGTTAAGCTCCGTCACTACTCCTAACCACGAGCTAGTTGTGATAGATACTAATACTAACTCAGCACGAGTTGGTAGGTATGCTAAACCTACAGTATCAGGTACTAACTTTACTTTACCCGGTAATTGGTCTAGTGCTACACTTACAATAGGTTATATCTATCCCTACGAAGTTAAACTTCCAACACTATATCCTACTAAAATAGCTGGTTCACAGTCTACATCAGATATAAATTCTTCTCTAGTCTTACATCGAGTCAAGTTTCACTTTGGCAAGATAGGACTATACGAAACCACACTTGAACGTGTAGGTAAAACAGATTATACAGAAGTGTATGAGTCTACAGAACTTGATGAGTACAATGCATCAGATGCACCATACTTAGAAGAGTTTATTAAGACTATACCTGTGTATGAAAAAAACACAAACGTTGAGATAACACTCAAATCATCACACCCTGCCCCAGCTACATTAAGATCAATGTCATGGGAAGGGGATTACTCACCCAAATATTATCGTCGTGTATAACGTACAATTAACAGAACAAGAACTTGGTTACTTCTATTGGAGAATGAAAACCAACAGATGGTACGAAAGATATTTCCAAAGAGGAATGAAGCAAGTACCATGGGAGCCTTGGATGGCAGATACAATAAAAAAACTAGAGCCATTATATGAAAACCTTAAGTAAATACATTCACCCTATAACTTTAAAGGCTGCCCTAGAGGTGGCCTCTAATTTACGCTCAGATGACTTCAGAGAGCTCTCAGACGGCCACGGACTAGATCCACTATTATATCTAGCCGCTATGTCTGCTGACCCCTCTACAGTCTATTTTACGTCCCCTAGCGGCAAGGCTGCTGGTATGGCAGGCGTAGGAAAAAAGGGCGATATTTGGATGCTTTGCACCAATGAAATCCATAACCAACCGATCTTATTCTCAAGACAGGCAAAACGGTTTGTCGATAACCGTACAGAGCCTTTACTTTGGAATATAGTTGACAGTCGAAACAAAGCACATTTAAAACTGCTTAAGTTTCTTGGCTTTAAGTTTTTACGTAAGTTAAAACATGGGCCGAACAATGTAACATTTATAGAATTTTGCCGTGTGCGTAGATGCTAATGCGGGACTTAGAGCCCAGCAAAAACAAAAATGGAGAGAAAAAAATGCTACCTTTGCCCAACAAGGGTTAAAGTTTTTTAACAAAGAAACAAGTCTCGCCAGAACTCAACAACGAAATGTCATAGGGTATGGTCGTGATTTAAGCGATGCCTATGTAAGAGCCTTGTATACTCAAGGTAAGGGTAGAATGGCAGTACAAGAAGCTGCTAAAAAGTTTTACAGTAACAAGACTAGAGGCAAAGCCTTACAGGGTGGTCGATCTAAAACTGCTGGTAGAAATGCTTACCTTAATTATTTAGGTACAGCTGCTAAAGTAGATAGTGTAATGGAAGCAACCTTTGGTAGAAACATGGCGTATGCACAAGAAGGTGCAAGACGTAAGTTCCTCAACAGAAATGCAAAAGCAAGAGAAGCACTGGGTATACCAGCTGCATATGGAGCACCTGTAATGCTATCACCAACAGATAGAATGAGTGGATTTCTTAATTTTGCTATGCAAGGTATTGGAATGGCACTACCATTTGTACCGGGTTATGGTACATCTGACATTAAAATGAAAGAAAATGTAAAACAAGTAGGCATATCCCCTAATGGTTATAAGGTCTACGAGTTTAATTATAAAGATGACTTTACACGCTATCGTGGAGCTATGGCACAAGATGTTGTTAAGAAGAATCCTATGGCTGTAGGTATACATAATAATCATTTAGTTGTAGATTATAACCAAATAGACGTTAACATGGAGGTTGTATGACTTCATCGTTTGACAACTTCGGTAACGTCGTAGGTACACCTAGAGACAAGTTACCTGATATAAGTGATACTAATTACTTAGCTACAGAAGCTGACCTAACAGAGGCAGTTAATAAAGAGATAGACGCTAACATCGTAGACACTAAGGAGTTCTACGATGACATGATGAAAATAGAGGAGAACAGATATAAAGCAAGAGACAAACGACTAGAGTATATATTTAAA